CCGTAATAATGTATTTAATATTGTTAGCAGTTGAGGTTTCTCTTACTAGGAAATTGCCACTTTCCATTAATATTTCAATTTCAGAAGTATTAGTAGGTTGAAAAGATTCTAATGCTTGTCTTTTATTTAAGTACATAGCAATAGTTTTTTTCTGTTTCCAGTTAAACTTAGGCATTAAATTCTAAACCTCATCTTTCTTCTACCAATTTTCTGTCTGTCTTTTAAAGACCTAATCTCTTCTTTAAGCTGCTCAATAAGAGGTTGATACTCTGTAATAACTTTATCATCTTTTTTCTTACTGATTCCACCAGATGGCGTACCCTCATACGAGCCACCTTTACCTCCAGAACGAGAGTCGCTTGGAGTTTTTGAACTTGAGTGTTTATATTCATAAGCTGTTGCTTCTATATTTCCTGTTTCTTTATTTGATTTAAGTGAACTACTTCCATACTTAGGTGCTTTACCTTCTGATTGAACACTATCTAGTTCTTCATCTTCATCCATAAGTCCATCAAGCATGTCCATTAATGAGTCTAATTCTGTTTCTTCTTCAGGCTCATCAGCAAACTTAAGTGCGTTATGAGTCATGTACTCTTCTCTAGTAGGAGTATCTTCGTCATCTTCTTTATAGTTTGCACTATAAGTTTCATCTAACATCCTTGACCAAATTTCTCTTATCTTAGCTTTGAATCTATCTATCTCTAAGTTATCAGTAGAGGGATGAGCGCAAGTGTCTTCAAATATGTCCATTAAAATCATCCTTTCCGTTTCGTTTACGTTCTCTCATATTCCAAAGAGTGTCTTGATTACCAAAATGAGGCTGTGTACTACGCACTGCCATTACCCAACTTCCTTTCTCACCACAATCTGGACATTCTTTTTTTACTGTCCTGTCTGACATAGAACACATTTCTTCAAACACATGTTCATTCTTACATTTATAATCGTATATTGGCATATTCTCTCATCTCCACATGTGCGGACCTATGACAATTAGCACAAAGTAAAATACACTTGTCTAATTCCTCTTGTATAGTTGACCACTTTCTTCTCTTTAATTCACCCCAATCATACTTTTTAGTTTTAGGATTAAGGTGGTGTATATCATAAACATCATTATGAAAAGTTAATTCACATCTCCAGCACTTACCACCAAGATACTCAATAGCTTTATTTTTATTTCTAGTATATCTTTCTTTTGAATATGACATAATCAGTTTGTAATAACCCTCTCCGAAGAAAGGGTTACGGCTAACTAACTAACTTTATGTACCCGGTACAACAAACGCAACACCAGCATCATTACGTAGTTCTGCAACTCCGTAGATAGTATCTGAAGTGAACAAATCACCTAAGTACTCTTGCTTGTATTGTGTCTGTGAACGAACACCAACTTGCTCTGCTAGTACTAAAGCATCTTTATGAATAATCATACCGACTCTATCTGTACTAGTAGCAGTAGGACAAGAAGTAGAAATCATAATATCTACACCGTAGATTTGTCCGATTTTACCAGTCTTAATTGCATCACCAGAACCAATGAACTGTTGCTCAGTGAATCTAGATAGACCTAACATGTCGTTAACAACGATTGGTGGAACTACCATTGAACGATTGTCCATAGGTACATCAGCATTATCAAGTAAAAGAAGCATAGCTCTTATTCCTGCATCTGTAATGTCTGCTGCGTTAGATGAGTTACCTGTATAGAAAGCTGCACCGGTAGAACCAATGTATGCTTTTTCATACATAGCTGCACCCGTACCACCAACTGTACCAGCTTGAAAACCTTCAGCTAAAGCAAACAAATCAGAGTCCACCTGCTTAGCAAGTGCAAATCCAGCATCATCAGTATAGAATTTTCTCATACTTGCGAGTGCTTGGACCTCTGCGATATCCTCAATTAACTTTGAGTACTCATAATGTTTGTCAATAGTGACTGTAATTTTAGTGTTAGTTGCAGCACTTAATGTTACTTGAGTGTTTGCAGATTTTACACTTGCACTACCTCTTGCAGGTACAGGAATGTGAATTGAATCACCTTTCTTACCTTTATGAGATAACTTGGTTACTAAATTAGCTAATACAAGATTTGTTTTATAAGCACCGATAACTTCATCCGACCATAGTTCGGGGATGAAGTTATTCGCTACTGCTAGCGTTACGCCATTAGAACCTAATGCCATTTTACTTCTCCTTTATAAATGATTATTTAACCCTACCTTCTGTATACGCTTCTTGAATTTCATCTGCCAGCGCTTCATAACGTCTAGGGTCTGTTACCTGTAGATTGATTAAATCAGCTCTACGGTAAACCTTCTTTCCACCTACTGAATCTCCAGAAGAACGTGATTCAGAACTAGTTTGACGTAATACTTTTTCTCTTTTAACTTTTTCTTCAGCTTTTACTTTAGCTGTAGTACCTGCCATATTGATTTGTTTCCATGTAGAAAACAACTCATTAGCAGAATCAAAGTCATAAGAATCAGCAGTACGGAATAGCTCCTGTCTTATCTTGCTTCCTGAAATCCAATCCTTAAAGTCTTGGTCTTGGACTATTTCCGTAAAATCAGGGTGAGCAGACTCTAACTGAGCTGTCTGTAACGCTTGATTTTGTTTGGCTCTAGTCTGTCTAGCCACTACTACATCGGGATGTTGTTCTATAGCTGAGTTAACTGCTTTTGCAGGGTCAGCATAAAACTGGTCCTCGAAGGGAACTGTTTCTTCTATCGGTGGAGCAGTTTTAGTTGCTTGTTGTTGAGTAGATATTAAACTTTCAATGAGTTTCCGTTGTTCTCCAACTTCCATTCCTTGTTTACCTAATACTCTTTCAGCATTTTGATGCATCTCAATAACGTCTTCTAATGATTTACCAGCATACTTCTCAGGAATTGTAACTTCGGGTTGGTCTGCTTCAAGTTGTGCTTCCGCTTGGATAAAATCCTCTTGAGTTTCCTGTTCTATTGTTACGTCTTGATTTTCTGTTACCTGTATTTCACCTAAAGGTGCTTCTTCTACTACTATACTCATTTTGGTCTCCGCCCTATTAGGGTTATGAAGTTATATTAGGTAGAGTCCTATGACTAGGATTGTTCTACCGCTAGTTTAGTTGCATCTTCTAGACTTCTTAACTGTCTTAGTATTTGCAACTGACCCTTAGCGTGCCAAAGGTCTTGTTCACTTTCAATATTGCGTATATCTTCTGCAATACCTTCCGTGCTTTTCATATCAAACATTAAATCTTTCCACCCTTCGGTTTCAAACATGTCTAATCTATCTTTTAAAAACTGTTCGTCAGTTTTTGCCATACTTATTGAATTCTTGTATTGATTGCAGATTTAGCACCAGCTTCTCTAGCTTTAGCTAAGTTAAGTATAGTCTCAGACTTAAGATGGTCCATCTCAGGTATGTTTCTTTGAGTCTCAGACTGTTGATTGCTTATCTCTGCTTTTAATTTATCTAATGTTAAAGCATCTTTCTGTAATTTAATGATTGATTCTTCAACTTGTATCTCATTAGGCATAGTCATAGCAGCTTGAGCTTGATGTAACATTGCTCTTCCTTTCTCTTCTTCAGCTTCTGCTAAAGTTTTTTGAACTTCTGCTTGAGCTTGTTGTATTTGTAAGTCAGTACCTATGTTCTCTAACTCTTGTTGTTGAGGGTCTACTTCTTCACCTTGCATAAGTGCTTGTACAATCTGGTCACGGTTATGAATACTAGAGTTTTGGAATACTGCTAATAGTATTACATTAAAAGCTGGTGAATCTTTAGGTATAGATTGTAACATTGATACCATCTGTTGCATTTCTAATTCTTTTGCCATTATACCCATAGTAGAATAAGGTACAAACTTGTAATCATTAACAGGGTATCTATCTACGTCAAATTGTATCTTTCTCCACATAGACTTTTGTATCATAGGTACAAGGAATGTGTTTTGGAAATTCATTAATGTACGCTTTTGTCTTTTAATAGCAGCTGACTGCATCATAGACATACCACTAGCTGTATCATTACCTGTAGTTGCATCACCACTACCTGTTCCCATCTGTATCATGTTCTGTAAACTAGCTACTTGTTGGAATGTTGATGGGTCTGTTGTTCCCATGTCTAAAGGCATAATAGCATCTCTAGGAGAACCATTAGTAAGTACAGTTTTACCCGGTCTTACTTCAAACTTAACACCTCTAGGTAGTCTTGTAGCATCGGCAGCCATCATAGGCGTAGTTGTTAAAGCTAATGAATCTATCCTAGCTCTCATTTCTGCATCTAAAGCTTTTTGTGGGTTGTATCCCTTCTCACAAATCCCTCTACCCCAGAACTTATTAGGTACACAATCATGTTGGTAAGATATAAAAGGTCTATCTTCCATAATAAACAAGTTAGGCTCTACTCTAAGTATGTACTCATCATTAACAATAGTAACAACTGCTTCTACTAACTCATCTTTCTTTGTATACTCGAAATCATCCTTGTCAGCACTAGCTTTAAGGAATCGTTTAGGTACTTTACCCCAGTACTCTGTAATCTTAACGGAGTCTGATTCATCTGCTTGTTTTATTTCCGGGTCATACCCAAAGTTAACAGTATCGTAACTGCCATTAAGAGGTACATCTCTATATACACCTGATAAGATACCTTCAACTACATGGTATCTTGGTTTAATTACTTCATGCGCAACACCTAATGCTTCATTAATGCTATTAGCTGATGGGTCGATAAGGAATTCTTTAGGAGATATTGCTTCTATCTTAATATCTATTGATGGATACTCTACTAATTGTCTTGTAGTAGCACCAGTACCTTCGATAGGTACTTCAGCAGGTGAACGCTCTATGTTTTGCTCTACTATTATCTTACCAATACCAGTACCATAGATAGCACTATTGATAAAGACTTCACATATAGCATCTTTACAGCCTGTCTTTTCTAAATCTTCTTGTAATAGGTTACGTACATACTCCGCATCACTAGGGTCTTGGTCAAGTACGTCATCTTTAATATCAAACCACTTACCACGACCAAATGTTGCTTCCTCTAGCTCTGCTACAGCAGACTCTACAGCTTGTTGTAGTGCAGGTGCTATGATTCTAGACTTTTCAGAGCTACGAGTCTTGTCTTGTTCTAGCCAGATACCACGCCAAAGCCTATAATACTCATCCCACATCCTAACATAGTTTTGGTCTCTATGAGAGCGCCAGCTTTCTAGTCTATAAGACAGCCATCCAGCTAAAGCTTGGTATTTAGTTTCTTTATCATCAAACATCTATAGAAATAGCTCCACTAACGTAGGTATAGCTGCGGAGTATAGCACATTTTAGGTAGTTACGTAGAAGTATTTGTTAAATTACCTAATATCCGGCTATATCGTCCATAGGTTCCCAATCATCTTCCATATCTATAGAGTATGCGAAGTCAGCTATGGACACTTGGTCTATATAAGCAAGAGCATCCAGTAAATCGTCATGTGAAAGGTGATTAGGAAAGTCTAACATCTGTGATGTAAAGTGTTTCCACTCTCTATCTTCATTAAAGCTTATTTGTCCATGCTCCATCCTACCTTGTAGTGACCATGTTATACGTTCTGTCTTCTTTTTACCACCATGTCGTAGTTCATCTATATGTACAAACCTATTTTCACTTCTCATCTCATCTTCTAGGTAAGGCATAATAGCATTTTTTAAAGAACCAGTCTCTATACCTACAGTTGTTGCTTCACATATCTCAGCAGCTTTAAGAATCTTAGTAGCTGTCTCTTTAATACCCCATCTGCCATGTAGTATATCTTTAACCCACCATTTATCTCTATCTATCTTTACAATAGCTATAGCTGTTTCATCTAATTTAGAACCTTTTAGTCCTCTTTCTTTTTCTACAGCTTCAAAACCTGCTGGGTCTACAGCTATAACGTAATGTCCTTCTTCTGGTTCTTTCCCTGTATGAAACCATTCCTCTTTAAAGATACCACCAGAGAAAGTTTCAAAGCTTGCTTCAAATTCTTGTCTAAATGCCATAGAAGACATAGACCTTCTAGCAGCATCTATCTCATCCGCAGCTATATAAGGATTATCTTTAGAGTTAAATGAGAAAGACTCCCAGTCTTCTTCTTTTTCTGCTTCTTTATATAAATCATAGAAGTGATTCTTACCAGCAGGCGTACCTATAAACAAAGCTTCACCTCTAACGTCTGCTAGAGTTGGTCTTAATATCTGTTCCCATACAATAGGCTTCATACTTGCGTACTCATCTAGCACAACATAAGCAAGTCCTACGCCCCTCAGAGTATCTGGTCTATCACTGCCTTTAAGGTATATCTTTCTACCATTGATTAAAGTAAGCCTAGCTGTGTTTTCGTAGGCATCCTTTATAACGTCAGCTCCTAGCTCTTTCAACATACTCCACATAATATCTTTGGATTGTTGAAACGTAGGACCTACATAGAATACATCTTTACTTTCTGATTGTAATGCTTTGA